TTGACAACTATCGTGCCAGTCAAATAATTTACAGTTCCAATTTTTAAATTCGTAAATACTTTAGAGTAATCTTGTGGATTATAATAAAATAAACGCAAGTTCCCTGCAGCGTCATCGTCTATATAGTACTTAACGCCGGTGCTGTCAATGTAAAACGCATTAGTCATTACTGATTGTTCTGGAACACCCGATGAATAAATTTGATTACTGATGTCTACAGTGTATTTAGTAGAAGAATTGAAGATCACATCTACGACTCTTCTTAATTGTATCGTTGTAACATTATTGATGATGCTACTATCCGCATCGTCAATTGCTCGCACTAGTCTAGAATATCTTAATATTCCATCAAACTTCTGTAGCACTGTGTCATTATAGTTGATAATCGATTGGCGAACTAGTTCGGTTATTTGTGTTGATGATTTGTTTGTCAGGTTTGGATTGTAATACGCTGTGGTGCTTAATTCTATTGTCGTATAGACTGGATCTAATAGAACTGGCGATATTCCTAACATCGATTTAGGAGCAATTATAGATTCGGTGATATAGTTCTTTTCACTAGACGTTAAAAACAAACTAGTTTTTGGTTTAATAGAAATGTATATTTTTCCATATATTGGAGGAGACATGCTTTCTCCTCCCCAGCAATTAATCGAGTCAATATCTGGATATGCTGTTTGAATAATGTCAATGTAATCACTTGCAGTAACTGCTCTATCTTGAGTTCTATATTTGTGAGATACGTTATATTTTATTTCATCGACTGTTTCGCCATCTCTTCCAGTACTAGCAATGCTAGATACTGTTACTACTGGGGTGTTTGGCAAATTAATGCCTGCATATGTAAATAATGCAATTCCGTTTCCACTAGCTCCACCAGTTACCATGTATTCTACTGTTACGACAGAACCAATTGCAGGTTCTTTGCCTAAATTGTCTTTACCAAAATACACTTGGTATTTTCCACCTTCTACTTCTTTGATAAAATAAACTTCACTCGTTGGAACTAATCCTATAATTTTTTCTGAATACGAATATACAGAAGAAGTGAATGAATTTGCAACACCCTGTATAGTCACTTTAATAGTATTAGTGTCAACATTAAGGTTTTGAAGAATTATTGATGTATCGGCAAATACTGTAAATTTTTCAGTAATAGGAGTGCCTTCGTAAATTGGAAACTCACTAAAGACAAAATTAACACCGTTTGAAATACCAATGTTTTCATTCATAGTGTAGAAATTATAATCAACACCGTTTACTGTCGATGTAAACGGTGTTGACTTTGCAATAGATAGTGTGTTAGCAGTGGAAGTACCAATCGCAACAGTCATACTAATATTTGCTTTTGCACATGACTTTGATAGGGGCAAATACCCATAATTGTTTGCAATAGATACAACACTATCTCTCTTACTTGCAGAATCTAAAAACATCTCATTGATAGCTAAGTTGGTGTACATAGCATTGTAATGAGTGTTATACGCTAGAATATCGAGTAATACATTAATAGCAGAACCCTCAAAATCGTAATCTGTAAACTGATCCTGACCTTTTAAGTATTCTTTTAAACTAGATTTGATATTGTCAAAATCTAGTTCTGATATATTGATTTTATTAGTTGCCATTAGCGAGTTCTTTCTAGAAATAGATCAACACTTATCGGGGTGCTCGTGTTAACTATTGCAAATACGATAGTTACGTATATTCCGTTATTGTCGGGACTGAGTAACACTGAGATATCAAGAATGTTTGCTCTAGGTTCATACGAATTAAGCGTATTCTCTATTGTTTTTTTAACCAACGCTGAAAGCATTGGTGTTATCGGTTCAAACATAAGTGTTTTTATTTGAGAACCGATGTCACTTCGAAATGGGCGCTCAAAATTCTTAGTCAAAATAAGATTTTTAATTGATTGCTTTATAGCATTCTCATCATATTTTCTAGAGACGTCTTTAGATACTGGATTTGCTGTGAAATTCAGGTCTAGATCGGAGAATGTTCTTGTTTTAGCCATATGTTATTTATCCACCAATAAAGACTTTAGATGCGCCTTGAGCTACAGTATCGCCGCAAGCAATGGAGTCGCCTATTCTAATTGCAGCTTTTCCTTCTATGTTGACCTTACTGCTACCAGAAGAAGTAACGCGGGAAGGAGATAGATGAACGCTATTACCACATGAATGAGTTGCGTATTTTGTCAATCCATAAAGTTGACATGCTTTGCCTTCTACATTTGTTTTAGAAGAAAAGCCAGATTCAGTTGCTGTTGGAGGATAACATCCGTGACCAGTTGATATATGTCCTTCTAGTGATACTGCTGGCATTAATGTTGTCCTTGTGCTACTAATTGTTTTAGAAGTAATCTATTGGATTCCCAATCGTTATTCACAGTTTGTTTGACAACAAATATTTCAGGAATATCTGGGATTCCCAATACAGTTGGCAACAATGTTACAGTGTATGTAACTTCAACGTATCTTAAAAAATCAGGTTGATATTTAATAATGCCATAAAAATTTTCAGTCGTATTTGGCTGTAAGATCTGTATACTACCATCAGGCATTTTGAATTGATAATATTTAGAATTGAACACGTTCACGATAGTGCCAGATATATTTATAGTATTTCCAGAAAATGAAACACTAAGGCCTTCCAATGAAGGAGAGAAACTTACTCCCATGACAGTGTATACAGTATTAGCAACACTAGACGTAAACGCAGTGGAAATATTAAACGTATCGATATATTCTCTAACTGGCGGAAGTCTATTTAATGGTGAAGCGCCTTCATAGACGACAACGCTGTCTTCCTCTCCGGAAATACTTGCTGGAGTATTTGTTATTGTCGTGGTCATGCTACTAATATGAATTGGCCCATGTCACCAATTCTATGATGATCACGCATTGTGAATATTTGTTTTCTAGCACCAGTATATTTAAACGATCCATGAATCCAAACAGTTGTTGCTCCCTGGTATTCTAGAATCAACTGATCATATGGTACTAATTGTTGAATTCTTTGAATTGCTTCATAGTGACCTTTTCTGCCAATACTAGGAATTACAATATCGACAGCGGAACCAAGATAATGATCGGACGTCTTAGACGAAGCCGCAACATCGCCTGGTCGTCTAAACCCAGAAGTGATAATCATATTTGGATATAGATTGCGAACTACTTCTAAATAGTTCTCGCATAGTCCCTTTAAGTTGCACACGATAGCTTGCGGAGTGAGTCCTTGTTGAGCGACAGGCATTCTACTTCCATTAGAAGTTAAAGATGCCAGAGTGTAGTTCTTAGATAGTGCAAATGACGGTTCAAACGTTTGCTTCATCATGATGATGTCACAATTTGCACCTGGCTGCGCAATAGTATTTGATGGAGCTGCTGCCGCTTCTGTTTGAGTTCCAGTGTTAAGTTCTTCAGACTTAATTGCGCCACTATTAATTTGTTTTTGTGTGAAAGTAGATGAATCACCTTCTTCAGGAGTTTCATATTGCCCGGCTGCGCCAGCACTTCTACCGATCACAGTAAGCGGATTGAACTCTGGCATTTCAGGAGCCTGTTTAGCGCCTGCTGCTGCTAACCCAGATGTTGCTGCATTAGAAGCACCATTAGCAATATCGACGAACGATCCATCTGCATGTAAGGTTCCACCAGAATTAATATTCACATCTCCGCTACCACTCATAGTCAGTGCACCATTAGATCTAATGTCTACTGTATCACCTTCGATAATGACGCTTGCAGCCTTAAGTTTAAATGATTCTGTTACTGATGCGTTGAGCGATCCACTCACGTTAAGATTTGCGTCATTATATACGTTAATGTTTGCAACACCTCGTACGTCTAAGTTTAATCCATTTTTAACAAGAATGTTACTTGCACCATCAACAGTTACGTTGAGCGAACCATTGATATGAACGTATCCATTTCTCTCATATATTTCGTAACCATCTCCAACTATGCGAGTAACTTGAGTTCCATTAGCATCAATCTCCATGAATGTACCAGATTTGTGATACAAATGAATACGTTCTGAATGCGGAGAATCATCAAATTCTAATACGTGACCAGATTCGGTCATCATCACGTGATTGAATGGATATGATGTGTTATACGGGTTTGGCGATTGATCCCAAGTAGTTCCACCTGCAACTTCAACGCCTTTAACTAGTGCAGCGTCTTTTTTATAAACGATGGTCTTACTAATTTCTTCGTGACGAGCTAATCTATTAGTGTCAGGCTCATTGATATAAAGTGGATATACTCCCTTTGGATCACCAAATCCATTAGTGCTCCCAGCCGATTGCACTGCTCCCGTAGTTGCTGCAGTTGCAGCTGCTGTAGTTTCTGCAGCCGTGGTCGTCTGTTCTGTAGGAGGCAATTCTCCTGCAGAATTTGGAATACCATCTGCTAAGAATAGATCTTTCTCGGCTAATCTACGCTTTGTCAACCCAGCAAGTATTACTCCACCTGCTTTATCCCATTGTAAAAATCCTGCTGCAGCGTCCAAATACTTACTAGCATTCAAATCTTTTAACAGTGTAGATTTTGCAAAGTTGCCACTACCAACATTATACGTGAAGCAACATAGCGCGTCAAACATTGATTGCGTGATTAGAGCACGAGTATTGCGTTTTACCGATGCAGCATGATCTGCTGCAAGATCTGAAAGCAAATATGATTCTGCTTGTGCGATAGTTATAGCCATTCCAGCCATAACTGGTTGACCGTTTATCCTAGTGGTACCATAACCGATAGTCCACTTACCAATCGAATCTTGGTATGACTGAAGTTTTAATCCTTCAAATCTTTTAATGAGTGCTATACAATTTGCACTTGGAGTAAATTCTGCAGCACGCTTAAGAGTATTAGTATTTTCTAAAGTTGGTGCTGGTTGTGTCGTAGTTACAGGAGTTCCATCACCGCTGAGCACTGGGTTTCCAGTACCATCAACAACGATGTTACTTTGCGCATTAGATTCTTTTAATTCGCCATCAATTTTTAATTGAAGAGTAGAATCATCTACGCTAATATTGCTACTTCCACTTTGAGGTATTCCACCCAATGATCCTATCATGATAGGATATTGTAAATCTGGGTCCTGGAATGCAATCAATACTGACGTACCTTCGACTAAGCCAAGAGGCGTCGAACCAATGCCACTCATCGCAGCTGAAGTTATACTCTGCATTGGATATGCCCAAGGCAAGTCTTCAGTTGGAAGCTTTTGCTTATCGTGGGTGTGAAGTCCAATTATTCGAACTTGACATCTGCCAAGTTTTAATGGATCATATCTATTTTCTACAACGCCAGTGTATATCATTCTATCATCGATTCTTTAGATAATTCTAAAATACATGTGTGACTTTCTCTATCAATCATATGATTGATCGCAGTAACAATGTAATTTCCAGAATAAGTAGTGTCAATAACACCAGTTTTATCGTTGGTGCTCATGTCGTCAGTTGCAGTCATGACAGTTGGTTTATAAACTTCAATGTACATCTTTTGGCCAACAGTATAATCCGTTCTACCAAATACTTCAATCTCTACTGTTGAAGATCTTAGTGTCTGGATAGCAGAATTTCTAGATTGTTCAAATGCAATATTACTAGTATCGGCAAAACCATTATGAATTCCAAAGTGTCTAACTTCTGTGCTTAACGCATTAACAGGACTAACCGGTTTAAAACTCGTATATAGTGGAAGTTTATTCAAATGGTTGAACTTACTAAAATCATTAGATGCTATAAAGTCTTTAGCAAAATACTTCTTTTTAACTAGATCATACGCAAATAGTCTAGAAGCGTATGCACCAGAGTTAGTATATTTCAAAGAATCATAAAGAGTTTTAATTCTAAATTCTATGATTCTTTGGTAGTCTCTTTCTAAATTTCTAAATGACGCAGTTCCTTCTGTATCACGCGTATAATTGTCTTTTACGAATTTCTGATACGTGTCTTGCGCATACAACGAATCTAATGATAAGAAATTAAACCCGCTTCTATTTTCAAAAAACAAATACGAAGCACTACCGTTTTTATTAAGAGCGTTGCATGCTATGAAGTTTAAATTTTTAATCGGAGACCAGAAGTTTGAAACATACTTTATGGAATTCTTAGTTGGTTCAATATTATACTTTTTAGTTGTATTTAAACCATCTGCTTTGATAAGAGTTTCTGCAATATCGCTGATATTGCCTCTAAACGCTTTAGATTGTTTAACGTTCATATCAGTAAGAGCTTCATATGATATACAATGTAATGCATACACCGAATTCTTATCGTTGAGTAATTGTCTGTCGCTCAATTTATAAACGTAAAACTTTCCTTTTACTATATCATTATCTTTAGTAAAAGTTGGAGTAGCAAACTCTACGTTTATAATTTCTTCTCCTCGCAGAGGTAAGGCGTTAATAAAGTCAAGAGATTCGCGCACTACTATAGTCATAGTAATAAATGGTGAGAATAAATCCTCATGCATTTCTATGCCGATCATTTGATCGGTGATATCGACTGCAAAGTTGTTAGATGATACTAACTGTAATTTGCGTATTGATACATCACCGGCAAATCTTAATGATTCTGCTATTCCACTTTGGCTCATATCGTATCTTTAAATTCCTTGATTAGTTGTTCAACTAATGCAGGATCGATTATTTTTATTCTACGCTTAGCTTCATTTAAATCAAACTCATGTTGATAATTAGATGTTACTGTATAATTTTCAGGGATAGTACATGTTTGAACTTCAACAAATACTGTTTCATTTTGTACTGTGAGAGTTTCATTTGGCATGAATTTGCCATTTCGCAGAGATACTGAAAGCGTCACAGTTGCATTATCGGATTCTACTAAAATGTCATCGATTCTTCCAACATAGCCATTTGTTTGACTAACCAGTATCTTGCCCACCGCCATCTCGCCAATACCACCAGCAAGCAAATCAGAATCTCTAATAACTAGAATGTTAACGCCTTCGCGAATAAAACCATTGTATTCGTAATGATGTATATGTTCTATCTTACTAATGCTGTATCGTTGTTCAACTAATGCATCTAATTCTAATTGACTTACTGGAAAATCATTGATATAGTCGTATCGTTGATTGGCTAACATTATGACCCAGTGGTAATATGGCGTACCATAAATCTTTTCAGACACCATTTCTGGAGTCTCGCCTTCTTTCATATCATAGTAATCATACAGACTAATGTTTTCAAGAATCTTTTTGCGGAATCTTACATTGCGAGTAATATCGGTTACGATCTGATAGTTGGTACCAGATGCCGTATCAAAATCATATACTATTTTTGGAAAGTTTGCGAAATACATTATAGACCTTGTGCAATAAGTTCTTTAGTAAGAATAGTGAGTTCTTTAAATGACATTGTGATATTAATCTGCGTTGGCATACCGCCAGCAAATGTGTTAAAATTCCCATTAGGAGTATAATTGACATTCATTTCTGTCAATACGCACGACGTATGTCGATGAATATTCATGTTTTCAGCGCCATTATGGTAATACACTATGTCAAATTCTGATGGATATAAGAACAAGAAATTATTAGCATCTTTATATTCTGGATGCATGTGGTATTTAAATGCGGCAATGATGTTTAATACACTACGAGATTCTGACGCATTTCTAGGAGAAAAGCTATAGTCAACGCTGAATGTTCTAAAATCTACGTTTTTAAAGATCTGTTCTTTCATCGGATTAGGTGCTAAACCAGACATTGCTGACATTGCTCCAGCGTTAGGACCTTTAGATAATGCTAAACTTGCTACTATTTCTGAAGTACCTTTAGCAGCAATCGCACCCTGACCCTTAGAAAGTGCTTTTGCTATTTCAATTCCTGTCTGAGCTGCTTGCATTCCAAATGTTTCTTCTTCACCCCAGTTAGCACCATATCTAATCGATAATTGATTTGGCACATGGAGAGCAATCGCAGTCTTTAATCTCTTTTGTGCTCGTGAAAATCCAGATGCGTTTGCTGCAACAGCTGCTGCACCAACACCAGTTACTGCTCCTCCAACTAATGC